GTCAATGCGACACCAGAGCCAGAATGTGGTTTTACAGAATGTGAACTTGATGAATTAAAGAGCAAATATATCGGAGGTGGGGAATGAGTAATATCGAGGAAATGGAAAGGATTTATAGGGAATTAAGAGGGAAAGAAATTAAAAGTTATCACTTACCAATGATGTTTGGATTAATAATAGACTCCCTCAAAGACCTCCACGAGGAAAACTGCAAGCTCTGGAAGGAATTGGCAGAGCTGAAGGGTCAACAGGACTTTGAATGCAGGGGGCTTGATGATAAGGGGAATTATGTATATGAACCGAATGAGTGATATTTTATTTGGTATTTTGACAATCTTAATAGGGATAATTTTAATCGGGGCAGAGTGGAGTTACTGCACTGTAAGGGATTTTTATTATTGGATAAGGGGGTTGGTATGATTTTAACAGACATGCGGAAAGTGATAGATAAGATATTTCAGACTAAAAATTATATGGATGCTATAGTTTACAGCCAGGGATACATTGACGGAGTAAAACACGCACCACGATACGGGGTTTTAAACTCTAATGACTGGAATAAACTATGTAAATATATTCAGGATTGTAGCAGGAAAAAACTGGATATTGAATGCGATACGCAAAAGATAATGGAGATGATTAAGGGGTAGGGGATGGGACATAAAGGTTTTGTAAAGTTACACAGGCAAATACTTGATTCTGAAATAATGAATATGCCACCTGTAACAAGGGAACTTTGGCAATATATATTACTAAATGCTCAACATAAACCTTTTAAAAATCTTAAAGAAGGTGAGTTGTTTATGAGGTTTAAAGATGTTCAGGATGCCTTATGCTGGTATGTTGGTTACCGGAAAATGACCTATAAAAAGTACGATCTTACGAGGAGCATACGAAGGCTCAACGAAAGCAACATGATAGCAACAACGAAAGCAACACACGGAATCCTCGTAAAGGTGCTAAATTACTCACTTTATCAGGGGTCTGAAAATGGCGAAAGCAACAACGAAAGTTTAACGAAAGCAACACGAAAGCAACGGAGCTGCATCAATATAAACAAGAATGATAAGAATGTAAAGAATGTAAATAAGAATATATATAGTCAACTTTTCACACACTGGATTAACCAGAATATTTATAATCACAGAAAAAATATATATCAATCAGAAATTAAGACAGCTTTAAATAAATATAATTTTGATGAAATTAAGGACGCTATTACCAACTATGCGATTATTTTAAAAGACAAAAAATACTATTTCAATTATCGCTGGACTTTAGGTGATTTTTTAAAAAGAGGGATTGACAGATTTATTGACCTGGATATTGCTAAAAATAATTTTCTAGATAATCAGAAAGGGGGCAGTAATGGAAACCGTAAGCAATTACAACAGCAGTCCAAACCAAAAACAGAAAGTGAATATGATCACCTTGTCAAAGTTTACCGAAATGATACCTAAAAAATATATCAGTATCGATTGCGACAAACCTGAAATGGTTAAGCAAGGCATTGATCATTCATTATTCATATTCGGCAACTGCGGAGTTGGTAAAACTGTTCTCATGGCTAACATCGCAAAAGAACTAATCAAGGCCAGAAAAAGGGTTGAGTGGATTAGTTATCCGGAATTTATCATGACCTTGCAGAACCTCTACAAAAAGGAAGGGGAAGAAACACCATTCGAGATAGCAGAAAAAATTGCAACCTTTTCCGGATGTTTATGTATCGATGATCTTGGGGCTGAGAAGATGACTGACTTTGTTAAGCAGATAACCTATTACATTATCAACTGCCGTGAGCAGGAGATGTTACATACAATTATTACTTCCAATTATTCACTCGACGAAATCAAAGAGCAGATAGACCGCAGAATATCATCCAGAATTGCCGGAATGTGTGAATATATCAGATTGGAAGGGAAAGACAGGAGGAGATTTATAAAATGACAATAGCAACCGAATTAGAAAAAATAGACTTTGATTCAGATGACGCCATACCAGTATACAACAAAGAACAACATGAGCTTGCAAAGATTGCCAACAATTATATCAAACGCCTTACCAGTGGGGAAATAGACTTAAAGCAGTTTGAAACCGATATGGCCTACTGGTTTATGGACTTCATCGACAGGGTTAATTATAAACCACTACCGACAGAATCAAACGAGGTTGCCCAATACGAGGAAGAACTGAAACGGCAGAAAAGGGGCATTAAAAGAATCAGGACAAGTTTTGATGAAGCAGAATTTGCCGAGAAAGCCATGAAAAAGGAGGTGGAACTTTATTACGAGGAGAGAAACAGGATAAAAAATATCAACAAGTCTAATGTCTACTGGCTGGAAGAAGTTAAAAAACTATTGCCGGAAGGGGACAGTTTTAACCGAAATAAGCTGGACATGAAGATTATCGAGCTGAAAAGTGCAATCCAGGAAGAAGAAGCAAGAGAAGATTATTATCAGGAAGAAGAAAGATATTAAAGAAAGGAGTCAATCTTGATAACCAACATATTAATTCTTGCAATAGCAGGAGGTATATTAATTATGGAAACTGTAAAGGAAAGAAAAAAGATGATTGATATTAAGATTTCACGAGAGGATATCAAAGCGATTTATCTCATGGCAGGGGAATTTAAGGACAATTCTTATGAAGATGAGGATGTTAACTTAGCAGAGAGAATAAGGGCAAGTTGTTGTTTATGGTTAAGGCGGTTTGAGCCGAGAGATAGAAAAATGAGAAAGTTGTTTCCGATAAAGAAAAAAGAAGCTCATTTGTGGGGTTGGTAAAAGTTGATGTTAAGGAGATTCAGAATTAGAAATTTACAGTAGAGTTAGGGGCAGGGGTTTCACATTGGCAACCTCCTTTCAAAAAATAAAAAAGCCAGTGTCTTTACCCTGTCCCGCCCCCAAAATTTAAGGAAGGGAAGGAAATAAAAAAATGATTAAACGATTAGGAAAATTTATAGATGAAAACCTTGCATCTGTCGGAGCTGTTTTGTTTATATTCATATTCGGAATAACCGTTGGTATTGTAATAGGAATTGCAATGGCAGTTGATGAAGTTTACACACCTGAGCCAGAAAGCAATTTTATTATTTACGATTACCCATTAACAGGTGAAGATATATATTCAAGGTATTATGAATATTTTGAAGATACTTATGAATTACCGAGAGAATATATAGTTGAGGTGTTAGAAGAATATCTTGAGAATATACAGATACGAATTAAGGTAGATGATGATAATGACTTTAGCGATATAACAACCGACTGGGGATATCTGGATGTACCAGAAGTTTATCCAGAGAATTATTTGGAGTTACCATAGGAAGGAGCAAAAATGACAAAACAAATAATCAATCCTGAACGGCAAATGAAAAAGCGAATAATGAAAGAAAAGGGATTTAAGACTGGAAAGCAGTATCGGAAATGGTTAAGTGAGCAGAAAAGAACACAGAAAGGACACAATGACTAAAGCAATAAACCTGATACTTAAAGGCAGACCAATAACAAAAAAGAATAGCCAAAGGATTGCCAGAACTAAAAACAACCGAACATTTATAATTCAATCCAAGCAGTTTTTGGAGTATGAGAAAAGCTGTTTATGGCAGTTAAAGGGGCAGTATAGGGGCGATATGATAACAGGTCAAGTTAGCCTAAAGGCATTATATTGGATGCCAACAAAGGCATTTCCTGATTTAGCTAATTTATTAGAAGCTACTTGCGATATTCTGGAAAAGGCAAAAGTAATAGAAAATGATAAAAACATTATCAGTTTTGATGGGTCAAGAATAGTTGGAAAAGACAAAGATAATCCGAGAGTGGAGATTGAGCTGATTGAAGCATTAAAAATACAGTCTAATTAACTGGAGCTGATTTATTGAAAAGTTGTTCATTGAAAAAAATAAATAGTAGTGCTATAATAACAATACGGTGCATGGGTAATTTGCCTAATGGCGACAGGTGCAACCGCAGACTATTCGACATCAGGATCGACTATTCAACACCCATGAGACCGCATTCAATTGAGACAGTCTGTCCAAAGTGCGGGGCAGTCAATGTTGTTATAATCGAAAACAATAGAATAAGGGTAGAGCTACAAGATAGCCACTTTAGAAAGCATTAAGCTTTTTAGGTGGCTTATTTTATTTTTAGGAAGGCAACATTAATGGAGACAGAAAGAATTGAATTTATAGCATCAATGCCTGACATTCTAAGTGCAATAAATGTATCTGGAGTTAACGGCAATTCCAGGATTAAACTTGATATACCCGAATCAGAGCTTGCTTCAGTAGTTAGAATGATTGGACTAAAAGGACAAAGCTTTAAAGTTACGATTGAAGAAATTAAGAATAATAATAAAGATGTGTGGTGATAGCATTGGGAAGAAAAGCAGGAAAACAACAAGTTGATAAAGTTACAAAGGCAAAAAGAATATATGAAATAAGCCTTCTTTTGAGGCGGAAACCTGTATCTTATATTTTAGAATACATTAAACAGAACTATAAATTAGAAAGAGGTCAAGCTTATAATTATATTAAAGCAGCAAGGGAAGAATGGAAAAAATATTTCGAAAAATTAAAGGGTGACGGAATCACTTACCATATTACCCAATTCAGAGACTTAAAAGATAAGGCATTAGATTCAAGCGATTATAAACTGGCTTTCGACATTGCAAAAGAGGAAGCTAAATTAATGGGGATATACCCTGCAGAAAAACACAAGCTTGACTTACCTGAAAACTTTGAAATAACAGTCAAGCTACCGAAGGACGAAGATGATAACAATTGACATAACAGACCCTAATATATTCAATGCCTGCTACATTCCATACCTGCAAGACAACACCAGAACGCAGATATATTTCGGTGGTTCATCTTCAGGGAAATCTGTTTTTTTGGCTCAGCGGTGCATAATCGACCTCATGAAGGGCGGCAGAAATTATCTAATCATTAGAAACACTGGCAAGACTCTAAGGACATCAGCATTTAATGAACTTCTAAAAGTAATCTCAGCCTGGAATCTGGAGAAGCTGTTCAACTGGAACAAGACCGATATGACAATAACCTGCATTAACGGCTATCAAGCCTTGTTAAGAGGGTTAGACGATTCGGAAAAGCTTAAATCAATTGTACCAGAAAAGGGAGTCATAACCGATATATTAGTTGAAGAAGCGACAGAGACTAAAAGGGAAGATATTAAGCAGCTGCAGAAGCGGTTAAGAGGTTGGGCTGGAGTGCCTAAACGAATTACCCTGACATTCAATCCAATCATGAGAAACCACTGGATATATAGCGAATACTTCAAAGACAAATGGAGTGAAGACAAAAACAAATATAGAGATGAAAGGCTGTTAATCTTAAAGACTACCCATATTGACAATTCATTCTTAGAGCAGGAAGACCGAGATGAATTAGAAGGCGAAAAAGACCCTTATTATTATGCGGTCTACACGAAAGGAAACTGGGGCGTACTGGGTGATTTAGTCTTTACTAACTGGAAGGTGGAAGATTTATCACGAATCAAAAAACAGTTTGGAACTTTCTATCACGGCCTTGACTTTGGTTACAGCAACGATCCGACTGCAGCAGGAAGACAGGCAATAAAGGGTAAGCAGTTGTTTATTACAGATGAGATAATCTATGAGAAGGGATTAACCAATGATGTTATATCTTCCAAGTTAAAACCTGTAATTGGCAAAAGTATAATCAGGTGCGATAATGAGCCTAAATCAATTGCGGAATTAAGGGGATACGGCATAGAAGCTATTGCAGCCAAAAAGGGTCCGGGAAGCGTAAACTTTGGCATACAGTATCTAAAGCAATTTGAGATTATAATTGACCGCAAGTGCCAGAATGCTATCAATGAATTTCAGCTTTACCAGTGGAAAAAAGATAAGTACGGAGACCCGATTAATGAGCCTTTAGATAAGAATAACCATTTTATTGACCAAGTCCGTTACGCATTAAATGACAGAATCTTTGAAGATTTGGAAGCTGAAGAAGATTATACAGCTGCTGAACTGGGGATATTTTAAATTATTGTCAAAACAATAGTTGAGTGCTATAATTAAGAAAATTAAATATTGATAGAGCTCCGAGAGAGCCAGTAAATTAGAAGTTTTTATAGCTTCTGTTGCTGGCTTTTTTTTATTTATGGTTTATGTATGGAAGGGGATAGATGTTATGAAGATAGAGGAGATACTTGACAAATACGGCGATGACTTCAACAAACTGACTGACATATTATGCAAGGATGAAACTGAAAGAGATGTTGAGACTGCTGAAAAAGAATTTACCGGAGACCATGTAATACTACAGAGACCGGTTAAGGTAATCGGCAAAGGTACGGCAACAAAAAGAATTGAACAGTCCAAGCTGGTTATACAGTTTCAGAAAAAGATTGTCAATATGGCGGTGGCTTTTTTATTCGGTGAACCTGTTAAGCTGGTGCTGAATAACAAAGAGGGGGTATTCCAGAATGCTTTTGATTTACTGGTAGATACGTGGCAAAAAAATAAATTGAAGTTTTTCGATAAGAGGCTGGCAAGACGGCTCTTTGTGGAAACCAAAGTAGCTGAATTGTGGTATACGGTTTTTGATGCAGAAGGCAATAAACATCTTAGAGTATCTCTATTGTCAAAGAAAAACGGAGACGACATCTATGCCCACTTTAACGAAAATGGAGACATGGACGCATTTACACGCAGGTATGAGCTGGAAGATATTGATGAAAAAACCTATGAGCATACAGATATATATACAGCAGATAAGATAATCTATGGAGTTAAAAAAGAATCATGGGAAATAACAGAAGAGGAAAACCTGTTCGGCAAGATACCGGTAATCTACTATGAGCAGGAAAAGCCAGAATGGGCTGACGTACAGACAGAAATAGACAGGGCTGAAATGCTGATATCCAAGTTTGCAGATACCAATGACTATTTCGGATCTCCGATGCTGAAGATAAAAGGTAAAGTTAAAAACGCACCTGATAAAGAAGAAGTCGGCAAGTTATTGCAATTTACAGGTACTGCAGACCCATCAGGAAAAATAGAATACGGTGATGCAGACTACCTGACATGGAATCAAGCTCCAGAAGCAGTCAAACAGGAATACGATATTCTCAAAGACATAATCTATTCAATAACAGCTACCCCTGATTTATCGTTCAGCAACGTCAAAGGACTTACCAAAACATCAGGAGAAGCTTTAAAGTTTTTATTCCTGGACTCCATTTTAAAAGCAAAAGACAAAGAGGAAATATTCGGCGAAGGTATAGCCAGAAGAATCAGCCTATTAAAAGCAATGCTTGCAATACACGATGTACAGCAAAAGAAAAGCTTTGAGGAACTGGATGTATCTGTCAATTTCGGCATCGGCAGTATATTACCTGATGACATCATAGAAAAGGTAAGGGCTTTATCACTTGCAAGGGGCGGTGATTCAATTATGAGCCAGGAGGAAGCGGTAAGACAGAATCCATTTGTCGGTGATGCAGAAGAAGACATAAAGAGGCTACAAGCTGAAAAATCAGAAATAAACAGTTTAGGAGAATCATTCGATGTATAAGAAACATAAACAGTTGGAACTGGGGATAGTGGGTTGCGGTGTTGTCGGAGGTAGTCTTGCAGATATTTTGGAAGGTTTGGGACATAGTATCAAACGTTATGACCCTGCTAAAAACTTCTATGATGACATATCAGAATGTGAGATTGTTTTTATTTCCGTACCCACCAAAGAAGATATGCAGTTTGGGGAATTAAAAGAGGCTTTAGATTACACAGCCAGAAAAAACCGCAAAGGACTTATCGTGATACGTTCAACAGTTATTCCAGGGATGACAGATAATTTTGCTATAGAATATGACAGAGAGATTATATTCATGCCTGAGTTTCTAAGGGAACGGACAGCAACTGAAGATGCAGAAAATCCTGATAAAGTTGTTATCGGAACTAAAAACAAAAAGACATTTAAACTGCTCAAAGATTTATTTAAACAGTTTGCCAAAAAAAGCAGGTATTTTATGTTAAAGCCTGTTGAAGCTGAACTTGTCAAAGTTGCCTTAAACACCCTCTACACGGTAAAGGTTGTCTTTGGAAATGAACTCTATGATATATGCAGTAAGTACGATGCAGACTATTATAAATTATTTGAGGTTTTTGGTTATGACCGCTACATTAAACCGATGCACCTTGATCCGCTCTTTGACGGTTACAGGGGGGCAGGCGGCAAGTGTTTGAAAAAGGATATAGGCTTTTTAGTTCAGGCTGCTATGGATAAAGGAGTTTGCCCTGCAGTGATGATGGTGGCAGACAGTGAAAATAAAAATCTATTGAAAAAAGGTACATTAGGTGGAAATTGAAGATTACTTTGAAAAAAGGCATATAAGGGAAATCATCAAATATAACCGCAGATTAGAAGCAATACTAAATGAGGCATCAAAGGATTTGGCAAGAAGAATACTGGCTATAGAGATGAGATATCCGGAAACAGTTTATCAGGGGTCTTTTTACAAACTGAACAAGGCTATGAAGTCGAGGATAGACGAAATATTAAAACAGCTACACAAGGATATACTGGCCAATACAACTAACGGCGTAGTATCCAACTGGGATTTGGCAAACTTGAAAAACAATAAACTGGTGGGAAAGTGGGCTGAAGGGATACAGCTTAAAAAGGACAGCATCCCTGTAAGCTTCTACCAGTTAAACGAGGCAGCACTGGACGCATTTTTAAAAAGAGTTGAAGCAGGTTTTACAATCAGTGAAAGAGTGTGGAGACTGGTAAACGGTGCAAGAGACCAGATAGAGTTATATTTATCATCCGGAATATCTACAGGAAAACCCGCAGCAGACATCGCAAGAGACATTAAAAAATATTTGAATGAACCAAACAAACTGTTTAGACGGATAAGGCAGGACGGAAAGCTTGTACTAAGTAAGGCAGCAAGAGGTTATCATCCAGGGGCAGGCATCTACAGAAGCTCCTACAAGAATGCTTTAAGGCTAACCAGAAATGAAACCAACGTGGCATACAGGTTAAGCGATTATCATAGACGGCAGCAGCTTGATTTTATTGTTGGAGTTGAGGTGCATTTATCAGCAGCACATCCGATTTATGATCTTTGCGATTCATTATATGGCCGTTACCCTAAAGGTTTTGTTTTTACCGGCTGGCATCCGCAATGCATTTGTTACTCAACATCAATAATGCTTAACAAAAAAGATTCGCTAAATTATATGAAGACCGGCAAGATTGCTAAATCCAAATATGTCAATAAGATACCCAAGAGAGCTGAAAACTGGATTGATATAAACGCAGAGAAAATTAAAAACTACAAGAACAAGCCTGTATGGATAAAGGATAATTTAACAAACGATTTTAAAGTAAAGGAGAAAATATTAAAACCATGAATGAAGGGACTGAAGGGAAAAGATTTGATAAACTGAGGATTGTATCAAGTGATTTTACAATTGTCTATAAAGATGACATCAGGGCTACTGATAATACACCACTTGATGGACGTATAAGGGAATCAGAAAAAGAGATACATGTAAGAAAAGATATATGCTACCAGAGACAATTGCAGGTATTGTTGCATGAATCCATGCACGGCTTAAAGTGGGAAATGACTTTCGATAGAACTAACGAAACCGATGAAGAAACTATTAATATTATGCTTACTACCGGTGTAGGCTGTTTCATTAGGGATAATCCGGAATTTATTAGAGAATATTTGAGGGTATTTGCAAAATGAAGAAATTGGCTTTTATTTGTCTTTCAGGGCTTGACCAGTTTATTGACCAGATTATTGAGAGGCTATCAGATGATTATTTGGTGCGGAAATTTGCAGTTATTACACAGCAGGAAGTATATAACGCTATCGAATGGGGCGATATTATCTTCTGTGAATGGGCTAATGAATCTACAATAGTGGCTACAAACTATGAAGGCATTAAAGGCAAGAAGGTAATAGTAAGGCTTCACAGTTACGAAATATTTACTGACTACCCTAAAAAGATAAACTGGGCTAATGTTGATAAGCTTATATTTGTAGCTCCCCATGTCAAAGAAGTATTACATGAGCTTGCACCTGAAATAATAGGCAAGGTAGATGACTGCATAATCTATAGCGGGCTTGATATGGCTAATATTCCCTTTAACGAACACCGACACGGCTTTAATGTTGCATGGGCTGGATTTATAAACTATAAAAAGAATCCGCAGATGATGTTGCAGATTATGGATAAGCTGGTTAAAAAGGATAAGCGGTACTTACTGCATGTTGCAGGCAAATATCAGGATCGGCGGTATAAGATTTATCTTGAGTATCTGATTAAGAAAATGGGCTTGCAGGATAATATAATCTTTCACGGCTGGGTAAATGATATGGACAGCTTCTGGCAGGATAAGAACTATTTACTGCATACATCTTTATTTGAAGCTCACGGTTATTCAATAATAGAAGCTATGGCAAGGGGCATTAAACCAGTAGTACACAATTTCAGAGGTAGTGGCGGTTTATATTCTAACAATATGCGGTTTAACACTGTTGATGAAGCGGTAGAGATGATAACTGCTGGTGATTATGATTCAAAAGCTTATAGAGATTGGGTAATTGATAGCGGGTGGATACTGGATAAGCAGGTTAAGCAGATTAAGGAAGTTTTGGAAGGGAATCTATGAAAACAGCTGATGTCAAAAACTACTATGACAATGCTATGGAAAATATTACGGAAGGGGCTAAAGGCTATGAGCAGTCAATCTAATCCTAATATTGATGATAAAAGAGTAGTTGAGGTTTATGACTGGAAAGATTCCCAGTGGCAATATTCCCCGTGGTGGAAAAAACATAATAGAAAGTTGAGACGGAAGAAGCTGGACAGAAAGATTAAGAGGGAAAGAGAGAGGGAAAATAATTAATGTGTGATTGTGTAAATGTTGGTTTTGGAACTTACGATAATGTTGTTACTTTAATAACACCCGAAGGAAAAAGTGTTGATATCGATAGATGTATAGCTGAAGAAATAAAATATCTATGGTCTTTAGGTATTGAAACAATGGCAAGTTGTTGCGGACACAATAAAATAAAAGGCAGTGTTATAGTTGCCAAAAAGGATATTGAGTTTATAAAAAAGTTAGGTTATAAAACATTACCTTTAAAAGATAGTAATGGTAGATACAGAGATGACAATTTTGAAACTAAGACACATCGAAACAAAGAGGGTAAATTAATTTATAGGTGGTATGAAAAGGATGATTAAAGAGCAAAAGAGGTGTTTATCATAAAATAAAACCTTTGACAAAACAGCAAATGTAATATAAAATAGAAATGAACCACTGAAATTGTGAATACAGCGTAGGTGGTGAATCAAGCGCCCGTTGAAAAAGACGTGGCTAAAGTTTACTAAAACCTTCCGTTCTAAGTACATAGAATAGGTTGAAGGTAAAATAGGGCAATCTGCGGGTTGCCCTTCCAAAATTAAATATTGTAGAGCTCTTAGAGAGCCGTTTGAAGAAGTTTAACTACTTCTTTAGCGGCTCTTTTTTTATTTTAAATTTTATTTAATATGCAAAGGAGTAAATAAAGATGGACGAAGCACTATTACTCAAACTTAAACAGGCACTGCAGAAAGCAGGGCTTGATGAGGAATTGTCTAAAGACATCACGATAACAGATGAATCACAAATAGAAGCGGAGATTGAAAAGCTTAAAAGTAAGCAATCAGGCACAGCAGACCCTGACAAGATTTTGAAGACATTAAAAGATGCTGGACTGGAAGAATCTTTTAAGAAGTATCTCCAGAGTGAAACGGACAGGCGGGTTACTCAGGCAATTAAAACCCATGATGAAAAGATTAAAAAGGAAGCAGAGGAAAAGGCAGCTAAGGAAAAAGCAGACAAAGACAAAGAAAAGAGTCAAGAAGGCATGACAGAAGACCAGAAAACAATCGCAAATTTAACAGACCAGGTTAGCAACTTAACTAAACTGGTTCAGGGCTTGAGTGAAACGACTGTAAAGTCAAGAAGGGAAGCCACGATTAAAGATGCACTGTCTAAGGCAGGGCTGAAAGAGGGCTTTTCCAAATTTATTACAGTGGAAAAAGATGAAGACATTCCGGAAGCAGTAGAGAACTTGAAAAAAGAGGTCTTGACACTGCAACAGGAAGAAATAGACAAGAAGCTGAAAGATGGCGGAACACCTTTAAAGGGACAATCTGCAGGAACTATCGAAGAAGAAAAAGCTAAGGAATATGCAAAACAGCGAAACGAAGGGGCTGCAGGACAACCATTTCAGGGTAAGGAAGTCATAGAAATCAACAAAGGGAAAGACAATAACAACAACAATAAACAATGAGTAAATGAGGTGAAAGATAATGAGTTTACAAATCACTAAAGATAGCGGATCTGTTTATGATCCAGTGTTTTTAAAAATCTTAGAAGATATACCTGGCGGAGTTACTGTTAAAACCGACAGATTTCCTGATGGTATAACTGAACTCAAAAAAGGTGCATTGCTGAATGCTGATGCTTCCAGTGCAGGTTTATACAATGTAATCAAAACAGCAAGGCTGACTGCTACTCCGACAGGCGGAACAACTGTTTTGGCTATAGAACCTGAAGACCACTTATTTAAAGTGGGCGAATTTATATACCTGTATGGAACAACCGCTTCAACAATTACCAGAGTATCTGCAACTGCTATTGCCGTAGCTCATACTTTAGTGGCTACAGGTGGGGCAGTATCCGGTGGGGTTCTATATGAAACTGCCACTATTGCTACTGCAACTCCAATGCACAGTGCGGATGCTATTTTGAGAAACAATATCAAGGTTAGAGATGATGAGGGGAATTTACTGGACAATTTATTTGCAGGGGCTGTTGTAAGAGGAACTGTAGATGAATCCGAATTACCCTATTTTGTAACTACCGCACAGAAGACAAGTTTAACCGACAGAATAAGGTTTGCTTAGTCTTAGTAATATGATGACAAATAATTAATTAAATACGAATTATGAATGAGGTGAAACATAATGGAATACTCACTTTTAAAAGAGATAAACAAAAAGAATCTGCAGGCATACTTGAATGAACGAGTATTTGAGAAACTGTATTGGCCTACATTCTTTCCTTTAAAATCCACTCCGTTTTTAACTTATGAAACTTTAATAGGAAGTAAAGGGAATCGTGTAGCAGCCGATGTAGTTGCTTATGATGTGTCTGCACCATTAAAGACCAGAAGGACTGTTAGTAAACTGGCTGGAGACATTCCGTCTATCCGAATGAAAAAGAAAATGACTGAGAATGACTTGAATACTTATAATATTCTGAAAGCTCAGGCATCTCCAGACCAACAGGCTATTTTGGATTTAGTTTTTAACGACGTTGATGATGTTGTTGACGGTGTAAATGCCAGAATGGAATGGTTAGTTTTTCAGGCATTATCCAAAGGTAGTGTAAGTTTAAGCAGAACTACCAACGCAGGCGGTGTTGTAACCGAAGAAGCCATTGACTTCCAGTTGCCAGATGACAATAAGAAAACAGCATCTGTTGTTTGGACTGCTTCAGTAAGTACAACCAAACCTATTACCGATATTGAAACTGTAATGAGTGCTGCGGGTGATTTAGGGCTTAAACCGAGATATATACTGATGAACCGTTCCAAATGGGTAGAGTTCAGGGCTTCTGATGAAACAAAAGACTTTGTTGCCCCTTATGCTTTATACGGCGGGACAAGAAAGAAAAGAGCTCCAAGTTTAGCGGTGGCAAATGAAGCTTTAGAATCTGAAGGATTGCCAATTATTGTGTTGATAGATACCAGAATAAGCTATGAAGATGTAAATCATACTATCGTATCTGTTGACCCCTGGTTAGATGCTTCCGGAGCTGACCGGTATGTTACTTTCTTAGAAGACTTAAAATGTGGCGATATGCTTTATGGCCCAATTGCAGAGGAAACTAACCCGCCTAAGCAGGTTACACAGGCTAAGAAAGGCAATATACTGGTTTCCAAGTGGAGCGATGTTGACCCTGTTGCTGAATATACCAAAGGTGAAAGTAATGTTTTCCCAAGTTGGCCAACTGTAGACAGAGCTTTAATTTTAGATACCGAACATACAACTACTTGGGGAGCATAAGAACTGAGGTAAAGGAGCAGTAATTGACAAATTTAGAGGCTTTGCAATCACAAACTGAATATAGTAACGATAACTTGCTGGAGAAGATTCTGCTTGATAACGGATTGACAGCCAGTGCAACTTATGCGGCAGGTAATTCTAAGGATATAGACTTATGTGCCGCATCCTTATATTTTACTTTGGCTGCCCATCCTGAATTTAGAGACGGATCAACTTCAATCAAGTATAACGCAGTCCAGTTAATTGCTATGGCAAGAGCTATACTGCAAAAATACGGTCTTGATGAACCGACAGTAGACGGAGCTGCAATATGGTAATACAGAGATATCCCCATACAGCAACTATAAGTTATCACACTCCAGGGACATTCAACACTGTTGGAGCTTATGCAGAGGGTACGCTTGTTACCATAAGTATAAGCTGCAATATACAACCTAACAACAGCAGATACATTATAACCGAAAGCGGGGATATGATTGGCTATAGCTATTTTATAACTGCACCATTGTTTAGCGATGTTGATAACGTTCCTAAAGATGCAAAACTGGAGTTTTTTGACAAAGAGCATGTGTTGTTACATTTGTTTCCGTATCAAAACCATGTAGAAATGAAGGTATAAAGTCAATATGCCGTTAATACCAGGATTCAAAGGACAGGATACAGACAGACAGATTGACCAGTTTGTTATGAGCATTGAAGAACGTATTATCATGACACTTGCAATGGTCGGTGAGCAGTTTGTAAACGATGCCAGAAATACCAGAACTTATCAAGACCAGACCGGCAATTTGAGAAGCTCAATCGGTTACATTATTGCAAAAGACGGACATGTTGCAGTTGAAAATGTAGAAGGCAAGGCAGAGGGTAAAGCTCAGGCAAAAAGGATTGCAAGGGAAATACTGCAGGAGAATAAGCAGGGTTTTGTACTAATCGGAATTGCAGGCATGGGTTATGCAGCAGCAGTAGAGTCTAAAGGTTATGACGTTATTACAGGCAGTATACCGGCGGCAATAAGGTTACTAAAACAGAAGGTAAAGGAATATGGCTTATGAAGACAACTTTTGACATATCAGATATCTTGTACCCGATTATAAACGTAACATCTGTTACAAGTACGATTGACGGCAGGGTTTACAGGGATAAAAAGCCGTTAAACTCTGAACTGCAGGATATTATTGTTATTCCTTTGTCTAATTTTAACGGTGATGAGGTTATACAGGAAGCAACATTTATGGTTAACTGCTTCTGTAAAAACTTTGATAACGGATTGCCTAATATAACCAAACTAAAAACAATTACAGATGCCGTGATAAAAGTCATTGAAGATTACAGTGCCACAAGCAATTATTATGTCTTTGACATTACTAATCAGACTGTTATGCAGGATACAGACCAGATAAGTATGAGTTATGTAAATTTAAGGATAAACTGTTATATAGAAAAATGATAAGTAATAAGTAATAAGTAAATGAGGTGAGTAAAATGAGTGATACCAGATTAATCGGGATTGAATCAATAAGAGTTGGACCGACTTTAAGTTCTCTTGAAACAATACAGTATATAGTTCCTGACAGTGCACATCTTGTCATAAATGCACCTTCTGTTACTGACTTATATTGTGACGATAAAGAGGTTGCAGATATACAGGTGCTTGCTGCAGGGAAAAAGACTATTGAATTTGCTACAAGAGATATGGACACGAGTATTTTTGAGCATGCCTTTGGCGGTACAGTAACCACAGCAACAACTAACGGTGTTTGGGAATCTCCCACAGGTGCAACAGTAGTCAATGAAAAAGCCTTTGAACTAATATCTAAAACCATTAACGGAAAACAACTGAAAATCGAGATAAAGAGGGCTTCTTTGTATGCCGGTGCGGACTTGAGATTTACCAAAACCGAATCAGGGCAAATAACTTTTACCGCAGATGTATTACTGCCTGATACTGGAGTGCCAATAAAAGTTAGCATATTGGGTGCTTAAAACGTATATGACAGTGGTTTACCATGAAACATATTAAACATAAATTTAATTTGCCCGCTACTGGGATAACTGCACCAGGGCGGGCAATATTTTAGAGAGGAGTTGTTATGGCAAAAGACAATAAGAGTAAAAAAAGCAAAAAATATGTTGAGGATAAAAAGGATAAGGAAGTTAACAAAGATATGCAGGGGAAAAAAGCAGAAACCGAAACCACAGATACCACAAGTACAATAAGAAATACAATAGATTCAGTTCTGGAAAAAGGTGTTGACTTTACCATTAAGGTACAGAAACAGAATATACTGCATAAACTGCATATACTGCCGACAGAGAGGCAATTTGTTATCTATCCGTTAAATATGGGAACAGTGCTTAAAATCAGTGAAATATTGTTTGATATAAACACTGATGAGCTTGATGAACCGTTGAATAATCCTGATAAGGAAAATGATAAGCAATTTAATTTTCTTGAAGCCGGAGTTAACCAGATTATTGAAAACAAAGACAAGGTAATTAAGATAATTGCTTATGGCATTACCAACAGCAAAAAAGAGCCGTCAAGGCAGTTAATTAACTTTTTAGACAACAATTTAAATGCAAAGGAAGGGCTAAAGCTGGTTACCCTGATAGTACAGCAAATGAACGTTTCCCCTTTTTTAGCTTCTTTGGTCTCACTAAAGGGGATGAATCTGATGAAGATGAAGAAACGAGAAACAACCCCTGGAGAATAATAGGCGGTTTAATGCACTATTTTCCAGGTATGACTATGGAAAACATTCTCTGGGATTACAGCTATACCAATATTGTAATGCTTTTAAGCTCTGTACCGAAATATGATGCTAAAGAGGATAAGAAAAAGAGGGCGAAAGAATTGGAAATTAAAGATATAAGTGAATTAGAAGGATTAATTTAAAAAGGAAGGATGATATGAATAAACCTAAATTATCAATTTGCATAATAGCCAAGAATGAAGAAGGGAATTTGCAGAGATGCCTTGATTCATTGTTGCCTATTATCAATATGAAAGATGACAAAACATTAGAGCCGTTGACCGAGTTGATAGTTGTAGACACAGGATCGACGGACAGAACGGTTAATGTTGCCAGAAAGTTTACCGATAAAGTTTTTGAAAAAGAGTTTATACCCTGGGATTTCAGCAAGGCACGCAACTACAGCATATCAAAAGCAACAGGTGAAAGAATTATGTATGTTGATGCAGATGAGGAATTGACACAGCGGTCTATCTATTTTCTGGAAAATGTAATACTAAATCCACAGTATACACAGCCAACTATTTTTGTAAAGCTATGCAACTTTTACACAAAGGATTTAAAGCAGTATTCGGAAATGATGCAGCCGAGAATATTCAACAATGACCCTGATTTCCACTTTGAGCAGGCAGTACATAACAAGCCGGTATGCAAAGCTCCGTACCTGTTTGCAAATGATGTAGTGTTAAACCATTACGGTTATATCTTCCAGGGCGACAAAGGAGAAAAGTTATTTGCCAATAAAATGGCACGCAGTTTACCGATGCTGGAAGAAGAATATAAAAAGAATCCGGATAATCTGCATAACCTTACTCATTTAGTAAAAACCTATTATGTCAAAAAAGACTTTGACAGCACTATAAAATACGGTGAAATATGGGTAAAGCAGATGAGAAAAGAAGAATTCAACGAAGGTTGGAATGCCTTTTTAGAGGTATTTGTTGACCTTGTAGGGGCATATTTGGCCAGAGATGATGTTAAAAATGCCGAAAGAATAGAAAGAGAAGCATCCCACTACTCTAATCGGATATCGCAGATTTATTTAATGCTTGGAAATTACTGGACAGGTAAAGACAATGACAAGGCAAAAGACTATTTTGAGATTGCAATAGATATCTGCAAAACCGAAGGCTCTTTATATGACAGCCTATTAATTAGTAATTCAAAAGCAGTATTGCCGGAGATACTTAACTGGCTGGCTATCTACTACTTTGAAAAAGGTGATTATGAAAAAGCAGGGGATTGTATGAATAAAGGCATAACACTCAATAAGGGGCGGTTGCCCTTGCGGTGGGATATATACAACGCTACCAAAGAGGCAAGGGAACGGTTATTAAAGGTTTAGACTTAATTAGACAAGGCAGGGTGATTTAAATGGCCTTAGACACGGGACACAGCTTATATTGGAAGACTGGAATTGACAATCAGGGACTAAAAAAAGGCTCTACAGAAGCTAAAGGAATATTACGCACTTTATCCAAAAGTGTAACAGGTATGGACATATTTGCAGGACTGGGTATAAGTGCAACTATTGCTTTTACCAAAATGAGCAGGGAAGCCTATAATTTTTCTAAAGATTTTGAATCAGCAATGAAAGAAGTACAGACTATCTCTGAAACTGTACAAAAGAATTATGCTGGTGTATCTAAAGAAGTTATCGAGATGACTAAAACAGTTCCGGAGAATGCCAAAAACCTTGCCAAAGGTTTATACCAGATAGTATCCGCAGGTTATGACGGAGCTGAATCAATGGATATCCTAAGGCAATCTGCTGAACTTGCGGTTGCCGGAGTTACAGACACTTTTACCGCTGCTGATGCTATAACCTCTATCATGAATGCTTACGGTGAAGCTGCTGGAAATGCGGAGAATATTTCAGATAAGCTATTTACTACAGTAAGGCTTGGAAAAACATCAATGCGTGAACTTGGGCCGGAGATTACCACTGTAACAGGACTTGCCGCTCAAGCTGGTCTTGCTTTCGATGATTTAATGGCTATTATTGCTCAAGGTGTTAAGACTTTAAAAACTCCAGAAATGATGACAGGCCTTAGAGGTATGCTGACTGCTATAATCAAGCCAACTACAGAAGCTGAAAAAGTTATTGAGGATTTAGGCATTCAATTTGATGTTGCAGCTATCAAAACAAAAGGATTTAAAGCATTTTTAAACGATGTCATGAAAGCTACTAATGGCAATATTGAAGTATTAAGCGAACTGTTTCCGAATGTAAGAGGTCTTGCAGGTTTATTATCTGTAGCAACCGAAGAAGGTGAAGCTTTTAATCAGGCCTTAGAGGCAATGCAAAATTCAGCAGGGGTAACAACCGAAGCTTTTAAAACAATGATGGACTCTACAGAAAACCAGTTAGCAATACTGCATAATAACGTTATGGCAAAATTAAAGCCAATCGGAGACAGCATGCTCTCGTTTATGAACAACATTGCAAGGGGCATTAATGACGTCATGACAGGGGCAAAAGACAGTTTTACCGACTTGCAGCGTAGCTATGTAGAACTTACTGATACTTTAGAAAGCAGAAAAAGTAGAATCGATGACCTGATACTTACCATCGAGGGATTACGGAAGAAGACCGAATTAACCAAAGATGAATCTGTTGAATTAAGGGCTGCTGAAGAAGCTTTAGCTACTTATTTTCCGCATCTCAAAAGTGCTGCTGAAGGTGCTGCTGGTGGTATAGATATCTTAAATATTGCAAAACAGGAATCCTATAATCTAAGTGTAAGGATTATGGAGCTTGAACTTGAGCAGGCAAAAATAGACAAAATCAGAGCTGAAATAGCCTTAAAAGAATATCAGCTACAGGAAGATCGTTCACAAAAAGAAATAGAACGGCTTGAACTGCAGATGAAATACCGCAAACAGGATATCAAAAACAACATGAGTATACTGGAAATGGCTAAAACTACTAATGAAGAAATGGAAAAGATTCTGGAAAGTGATACCGAATATTTAAAATTACAAAATGAATTATCCATAGCT